AGAAGTATCTAACGATAGAGTTGCTATGTTTGAAGCACTCAAGCATCTTGTAGTATCAGGTAATGTTTTGTTATATCTAACAGATAAAGGACTCAAGGTATATCCATTATCTAAGTTTGTTTGTAAGCGTGATGAAGTTGGTAATGTACTTGAAATACTAATCAAAGAAACGGTACACCCACAGGCTCTACCTCTTGAGTTCTTAGAACTAATAAAGAAAAAAGAAAACTATGACGCAGATATGATGAAAGGTGACTTGGATATATATACATCTATCAAAAGAATGAATGATGATTTCTTTTGGTTTCAAGAATGTAAAGGAGAAAAGATACCAAACACAGATGGCAGATCAAAGATAGATGTTACTCCTTTTATTCCTCTTAGATTTATCAGAGTAGATGGAGAAGATTATGGTAGAGGATATGTTGAAGAGTATCGTGGTGACTTGATTAGTCTTGAGTCTTTGATGCAAGCAATAATCGAAGGTGCTGCTGCTAGTGCAAAGACATTATTTCTAGTAAATCCAAATGGAATCACAAGAGCTTCGACAATAAGCAAAGCACCTAATGGAGCTATCCGAGAAGGTACTGCTTCAGATATTTCTGTTATGCAAGTCGGTAAGAGTGCAGACTTTACTGTTGCTTTTAGTGCTATACAACGAATAGAACAAAGACTTGAATTTGCTTTCTTGATGGCAAGATCAGTTCAACGTGACGCAGAAAGAGTAACAGCAGCAGAGATAAATCTTATGGCACAGGAACTAGAGAATAGTCTTGGTGGTATCTATAGTATCTTGACCCAAGAGTTTCAACTACCATATCTCAGAAGACGTATGCACTTACTGGTAAGGCAAGGCAGGGTTCCAAAGCTACCAGAAGAACTGGTCAAACCTAAGATAGTGACAGGACTTCAAGGACTTGGTAGAGGTAATGATAGAAACAAGCTGATTGAGTTTATTACAACTGTAGCTCAAGCATTAGGACCAGATGTAATGAGGCAGTACGTCAATGTAGATGAAGCAGTAAAAAGACTAGCTACCAGTATCGGTATAGATACTGCTAACCTAGTAAAAACACAGGAAGAAATCCAAGCAGAGCAACAGGCTGCTGCACAACAACAGCTTATTCAGA